AATAGTAACCAGTTGTATAAAAAAGGAGGAATAATGGCTAGATATAGAATTACATATCAAGTTGAAAGAATTGGCTTTGGAGATAATTTAGAACAAGCTATTAAAGATAGTAAATGTTATGAGGAAAATCCATACTCTAATCCATTAGATAGTGCAAAAGTAATTGCAATAGAAGAGGAAGAATAATGGAACATAATCTAAATAAAAGTGTGGAGGTTGTTTAAACATGGTAACTAAAACTAATTACAATCAAATCTTAATTGATAAAGTCAAAGCAGAAACTAGCAAGATTAAATTGTGGGAAATTAATAACCCAAGAGTTAATGCAATGTGTATCAATTTATTAGAAATGGTGGAGCGTGATAAATCTTTTACAAGAGAACAGTATTCATATCTTGAAATGATAGTACTGGCATCTATCAGAGTGTTTGGTAGGAAGGATTTAAGCAGCAAGTTGTTAAGTGAGTTGAATGGATTAGAAGAATTAAGTTACAAAAATATTGTAACCTTTTCTAAACCATAGAAGTCTAAGTAATAGAAAGGAAACAAGATGCCAGGATATTTTAAAGAAGATGGAACTTATGTTTCAACATCTGCAAGTAAAGTATTTTCAGAAGTACAAGCTAGTGTAGATGCAGCGTTTAAACAAGAGGAGGAATAATGGCTAAAAAAATAATAAATCTACAAATAGAAATAGATGTAGAAAAACTAAAAAAAATTTACAAAATGGTGGGGAAAGAAGATTTATTTTCTACAGACTTTGTAAAAGGTTTTGCTAATAAATTAAATATGAAAGACTTTGATGACAATTATGTTATCAAAGTCTTAGATAATAAAAGTAAATAAGAGTTTACTATTAATGACAACAGGTATATAATTTAATTATGTATGAAGTAAGAGCGATTGCTTTAGTTGGTGGAGAAGAAGTACATAAGTTTAATAACGAGCATGACGCGTTAAGTAAAGTGCGAGAGTATAAAGACTTAGGTGGTTACCTTATATCTGTAAAGCAACTCAACACAGAAACAGTATCGTAGTTTAAACAAACTACAACTAATAGAAAGGAAGTCATGGCTAGTAATATATTTAGCACCCCAAAAGAACTAAAGACATGGGCAATTAACTTAGCTAATGCGTGTGGTGGACAGAAAGTAGAGAAGTCTAAGATACTTACACGCATAAATATGCCAAGAGTTAATGAACTGTTAGGACAATTTGAGAAGGACCATACAGTTATGATTATTAATCAACAACAAACACAAGAGAAAGGAGAGGAGGAATAATGTTATCGTGGCAGGGACTAGTGATTATGTTTCTGTTAGGTTTTTTATTTGCGTTTTTATTTCTTTGGTTAGAAATAATAATCAAAGAAGGTTTAAACAACTTTGGTATCTGGATGACAGAACGCAGATTTAAAAAGATGATGAACAGGAAACAAAGATGATAGACATAGATGTTATGTTATTTTATAACAAGACACAATTAGATGAACACAAGAAAGAGATAGAAAAACTATCACAGGCAAGAGTTAAACTAATAAACAAAGCTATCAACGAAGGCATGTCTGTATCTGCAATAGCTAAGAAGTTAGATATAAGTAGGCAGCGTGTTTATAAAATTATTAATAAAAAAGTGTAACCTTTTCACAAGCGAGAAGGTCTAATAAGAAAGACAACAAGGAGAAATTATATGGCTAAATTTAATCCAGCAGAATACGAAACTGTTGAGGATAGATTAAAAATATTCTGGAAAGAAAACCCAGAAGGTAGAATTGAAACAGACATAATCCATATCACTACAGATGGAACATGCGTTACAATTCAAGCACAAATATACAGACTAGAAACAGATGCAAGACCAGTTAGTACTGGTATCGCACAAGAAACTAAGGGTCAAGGTGGCTTTGCTAACGCTGATGCCTGGATGGAGAACTGCGAAACCTCTGCAATAGGTAGAGCATTAGCTAACTGGAAGTATCAAGGTAGCAATAAGAAGCGACCAAGTTTAGAAGAGATGTCTAAGACTGGTACTATGACTACACCTAAAGTAGAAGTGTTTAAACCAGAAGCAGCACCAATGACTAAGGAAGATGCAGTTACTTTAAATAACTCTGCACAAGAGTTTGCAAAAGATATTGGAGCAACAACATCTACAATAGCTGACCAAGTTAATCACATACTAGAAGGTATGATACCTAACACTACTAAGCGTAACGAACTTAAGAAGAAAGTATATGCTGAACTTACTGCTAATGGTTTAAACAAGGACTTAGAACAATGGACAACTGATGATACTGGTTTGTTTATTTCAACAATAGAAAAGGAACTAGAGTTGGTTGATACAGTATCACAAGTCTTTGAAACTAATGTAGTAAAGGTATGCCCAGCGTGTAATACTGCTGGAAATGTAGAAGATAACAGAGAAAAGAAAGCAAGTGATGAGAAGTTTGCAAAGATACCTGACTTTACCTGCAGCAACTATGGAGAGAACAATGGTTGTGGTAAAGGTTTCTACATAGGTAATAAGGAACTACCAGAAGAGTGGCTTTAGAAGAAATAGGTAGTGGTGGACTACAGAAGTTTGTTGAAAGGATTAAGAAACGCTATCCTAATCACAACTTTGATGTGCCACCACCACCAGATACTAAATGCAAATCGCCAGTAGGGTGTGCTGGTTTAAACAACATCACATACTACGACAACGAGGGCAATATATTTTGTGGCAGAAGATACAAAGAAACTAAGGTAGATAATCCTTACGACTGGATGTATAGAGAGTGCCACGCATTATTAAAACCAAGCAAACAAGAAGATAACAGAGAGGAATTACCTTTCTAAAAGGAGAAGAAATGGCAGAAACAACTGATACTAACTATGGATATGATGGACTAAGAAGAATATTTAGTGAGTTAGATTTTGATATGCAGAACTGGGTATCAAAGAAAGTAGATAAAGAGCGTGGAGGTATGCAGTTTAAACTGCCTAATGCTGATGGAGAAATCTATTTAGAGTGGGGAGATTTATACAGACTAGATGTTACCTTTGTGCATAGTGGTAAGAACTTTAATGAAACATTATCTATTGCAGATTTAAAAGAGATAATTAAAACATTAGAAGAACAAAGACAACGACATGTAAATTCACTTAGAGATATGTTAATGAAAGCATTTGGAGAAAATAATAATGAATAAATATAAATTAAATATCACAGGACATAAGACATATATAGCTGACAGTTTAGAACAAGCTAAACAAATGCTGCAAGATGATTTGAAAGTTACGCATAGCAGTTTAAACCTGCAAGAGCGTGTAGCTGAAAAGAAATTTGATATAGATTTATCTAAAGGTATTGAAATGGAAGATACATTTAAAGAATTTCTTGAAGGTAAGAAAGTAGAAGTTAAAAGTGAACGACATATATGGGAATTTTCTGGCAACCATTATGTTGAGTATGAATATGATGGTAAACCTAGTGGTATCTGGGCAACAGAAGCAGACTACTGGGTACTGATGTTGGTGCAAGACATTGATGAAGTAGATGTACCAGTTATGACATACATTATTCCAATAGAGAAGATGAAGGAACTAGCTAGAAAGTATTATCACTTAAATAAAACTAGAGGTGGGGATGATAAGAGAACTAAAGGTGTCTTAGTACCTATAGAAGAGATAGCACTAAGCTGTTTAAACTATGTATAAACCTTTACCAGATTGTCTAACAATTATGCCTAGCAAAATAGAAGGACTGGGATTATTTGCAATTAAACAAATAGGAATTGGTACTACACTTGGTATGACACATTATGAATTGCAAGATGAACCTAATGGATATTTGCGAACACCACTTGGTGGGTTTATTAATCATAGTGATAATCCAAACTGTGAATTATACAACATGGGTATTAAAAAATTTCTAGTTGCTACAAAAGACATAGAACCATTAGAAGAACTGACAGTTACCTATACAATGTACTCTGTTTAAACACTAATAATTTAAAATTATACATTGCATGTATAAAAAAAAATAAAATACTATGTAACCTTTTTGTAACTACTGAAGTCTAAGTAATATAACAAACAAATGAAAGGAGTTACTTTGAGTTACAAAAACCAAAATTCATTCGCTGTAAACGAACTACAAATTGATAAAGTATATGGGGATTACTTTGTCAAAGGAGATGCTGTACAACTAATTGATTGGAGGAGTTTTAAAGGTGCTAATCCAATTAGAGTTAAAGATGTTGAAGGGCAATCACATTTGCAAGAGAATGAAGAAGTATTCAACTTGCAATTTGTTGATGGTACTGAAATAAATTTATCTCATATACAACTATTTAGTATCTTAAATGACCCAAGCCTAAGATACCAAATTAAAACTGAAGCCTGGACACTTAACGAAATAAATAAAGATACTTGGAAAGGTACTATTGCTACTGAACCAGTAGTTAAAGTGTATTAAATTAATCTAATTAAAACCCCTGCCAATTTGGTGGGGGTTTTTTTTATGCTCATTTGTTTAAACAATCTTAAGGTTATCCCAACCTTTTTTATTTACTGTGAAGGTAAGCACACCAGGATGCGACCATAAACCACTACGCTCTGTAAAGTCTATGCTCTTATCTATTGATGGTGCTTGAAACCAAGTACGATTACCTTGCTGCTTAGCACGAAAGTGATGGTAGTGTGCAGTTACCAGTATCTCACTTTGACTAGGTGGTAAGAAGCCATACATCTGACCCTTCCACCAGTTCTCAATCTTAACTTCTGGATTACCACCTGCTCCACCTGTCATGTGTCCATGTGTGAAAGACAACTGCTTATCTTTGACAGTAATAGTTTGATGAAAGCCACTAGGAATAATAACTTCAACGCTGCCATATCTTTCTGGGTTAGCTTTCATTATCTCTTCACATATCTGCATGTGCATAGTATCGCTGTTGTCTAGTCTGCTGGTAAGAACATTGCCTTTACCTGCTCTAGTCATCTCGCCATGATTACCTGGCACACCACAAAGTATTTTCTTTTTAGCAAGTGGAAGGAAGGTTTCAATAGTTTTCATCATCAACGCTCTAGCTAATTGGTATTGTTCAGACAAAGACAAAGAAACATTGAAAGGTTGAGATGCGTAGAAAGATTGGTCGCACCCTTCTGTTAAGTCGCCAAGTCCTACCATGTATATCTCATCTATCTTTACACCTTGCTTACGCAATTCTTTAATACGATTGACTGCATCTTGTAAAGCTACATCATATCTTTTGATTGTGTTAGCAACGCCATAGTCATCCTTACCCAACTGCCAGTCGCTCATAAAATAGAAGAACGCTGTGTCGCCACCCTTATCATATATTTTTATAGGTGGTTTCTTGATAGCATGTTTAAACAACTGTTCAAATCGTTTATCTTTAGCGTGATTTTTTCTTCTTACTATTCCTTTGAAAGCATAGAAGGTTTCTACTACACCACCTTTTAACTGTGCGTTCCAAGATGATGCTTTGACTGCACCTTCTATCTCGTATTCTTCTGGATTGAAACCCCACTCACGCAATATGTCATCAAATTTATTACGATAGTTTGGGTCTGTTCCAACATGTGTGATTTCTCCTAAACCAGTTTCTTCATTAACTTCTATTGAAGGTTGCCACCCTGCTTTATAAAAGTTATTACCTAACTGTTCAGGCGAAAGACTTTTCTTCTTTGTCATTTCTCTCCTTTAGTCCTGTTAATAACAGTTTACAGGAAACCTAAGACAATAAAAGGTTATTTAGATAATTTCTTTTTAGCAAACTCTTTGACTACTACTAAAGCAGCAGATGCACCTGATAGTGCAGCTAACTGTATAGCATTAACATCTAGTCCAACTAATGGAGCAACAGTTAAAGCACCTAGAAATGCTTGAACAAATGTCCAAAGAGTTTTTTCTAAAACAATTTTGTATTCGTCACTCATTTTATTAAGTTTCCTAACTTTAGTTTAGTTTCAATGTTCTCTAGTTTAGCAATAATTGTATCAAGTTTCTTTTGAATAAATTGTGGATGTATCATATCAACTGGACTTTCGTTACTAATTGTGCTAACAACTAACCCTTCTACTATGTGTTGTCGCCAAGCATCTCCAGGACAAGCAGTTTGTTTAAATGATGAATGAGGTCTTAGTTCTCCACCGACTTGTTCGTAGAGCCACTTAACACTTTCAACAGCTTTAGCTGAAGGCTTGTCGGTAGGATTGCTACCACCCAACCAACACACAGCAACATAATGCTTGTTATTATAGTTAATCTCTTGCCTACTATTGCCACCTTGTGCAGCACTTCTGTTTCCAAATCCTCTTCCTTCATATAGTTGTCCAGTATCTCCTACTAAAAAGTTATAAGCAATATCATTCCAACCTCTGTCGTTTTGATGTAAGGCTTGTATCTTTTTAACTTGGTCTATCTCTGCTTGATTACCTACAGCAGTAGGATAAGCAGACCAATGTATCACTAAACCTTTAACTTCTCCTAGCTTACTAAACTTTGTCTTGTTAGGTTTAGCACCCCACATATCTCTAGTAATAATATTCATAAACTTAAATTACCATCTGAACCATACTTACAATTACATATAGTAATATAAGTACCTTTATCGTTCTTAGTACTCCTACAACTGCAGGTTTGTCCCATTTCATCTATACATATTTTACACATTTATCCTCCTATTTTAAATAATAGCTCACTAAATAAACTTTCTTGCATATCTAAATCTTTTTCTAATATGCGTAGTTGTTCCATCATAGCAGCGTGTGATGTCTGTAGTTCTTCTATTGTATTAAATAACCAACCTATTACACCAAGTAATATTGTCATTAAGATTGGTATTAAAGTTTTAGTATCTATCTTTAGTGTTGCCATTAAATACCTATAGCAAATGTACCAACAATCGTTATAACTGTGGCAATTAATAATAATGTTTTATAAAATTCTGACTTGTCTATCTTTGCATTAACCTTTTCGTGTAACGCATCTATCCTTTGATTTAAGGTTTTTAAATCCTGTTTCATTTCTGCCTGACCTTCTTTAATAAGTTCTAAATATTGCTTAGTGGAAAATCCATTTCCAGTAGTATCAGGCATTATGGTAGGTCATCCTTAGAAATAAATTGCCATTCTTTATCCCAATCTCTATGAGATAAATCCCAATCACTTACTCTTTTAATAAAAGATATAATCTCTTTTAAAAAATAACCTATTAAAAATCCTATTACGAAGTCCATAACTACGATTGTAGCATAGATGTTTAAACTGTTCTATGAAAAAGTAACATACCCACTTGTTTTAATTATTATACATTTATCAGAACCTACTGTTTGTTCGCCAAGAGTTGATGTTGCACCACCACTTAAAGCAGCAGTAAAAGAATTTGGGTATCTAAGTATAACTACTCCAGAACCTCCATTACCACCAGAGCCAAAAGTACTAGCACTAGCACTTCCACCTCCACCTCCACCACCTGTGTTAGCAGAACCTGAACCACCAGAACCTCCAGCATTTCCAGAGTTTGCACCACCACCAGCACCACCACCACCAGTTCCACTATAAGTACTGTCTGGTCCACCTCCACCACCACCAGCTCTAAATACGCTAGAACCTGTGATTAATGAAGCTAAACCATCTCCACCTTGTTGAGTTCCATCTGTGTTTCCAGCTTCTCCAGCTCCACCTCCACCACCAGCTCTATTAGAACCACCAGCACCAGCAAAACCTTGACCTGTTGTTCCAGAACCTGCTGCAATATAACTTGCACCACCACCAGAACCACCAGAACCTGCTGCTCTTTCATAAGCACCACCACATCCACCACCTGTTGAAGTGATTGTAGCAAAAGTAGTATTGTTACCATTGTTACCTACTGTTCTGTATGTACCAGCACCACCACTACCAATAGTAACTGTGTATGCTTGAAGTAATGTAGCTTCAAAAGGTGTTTCTGTTGCTCCTAATCCACCACTATCTTCAGTACCATAAGAGTTTCTGTAACCACCAGCTCCACCTCCACCACCTGCAAAGTTAGAACCACCAGAACCTCCACCTGCAATTACTAAGTATTGAACAGGAACTTTACCATACCATTGAGCGTGGATTTGTAAATCATAAATTTCATTGATTGTAAATACACCACTATTTGAACCTGGTGTTTGTGTAGGACTGTTTCCAAGCCAACCTTTAGTACCTGGCATAATCCTCCTACGAAATTTCTAATACACTAAGTGTTAATTCTAAATCAGATGCTGCACCTGCCCAAGCTCTTAGCTCATCAGCAGCTTCTAACACAAGTTTTCCTCCAATAGGATTTATAGCTGTGTCTGCTGGTACAGATAGAGTTGATACTAAAGCAGCAACAGTAGTTCCATCATTATGGTCTATGTTTAAATCTGCTGCATTTGTTCCATCAACATTAGCAACTTGACAATGTATAACTATAGCTGTGGTAGCAGAAGGACAAGTATAAATTACAGCATCTGCTGTGTTTCCTAATGCTACATTAACTGCTTTGAATGTTTCTGCCATACTAACTTAACGCTATTACTAATCCTAAAGATACTGTTCCTGAAACAGAACCATCTTTAATTAGTACTCCATCTATTGTAACACCTGAACCAGTAGTTTTCTCTGATATTGTATCTACTTTTAATTCACTAGCCATTTACTAACTCCCAATTTCCTTGGTTTTCATTCCAAATGTATCCTTGTCCATCAGTAGGATAAGCAACTGGTGCTTCCCAAGTCCAAGTAGTTTCATTAAGAACCCAGCTTGGATATGGTTGAGGTGCTAAAAATACATCATTAACTGTGTCATAAGTAAAACCTATACCAGCATAGTTACCTCTGAAAGGTGTACCATCTCCAGTATGTGCATTAGCTATAGTATTGTATGAAGTTCTTTTACAGGTTTGTCCTCTAAAATCTCCATACCATTCTTCCCAGTCAGCAAATCCTTCTGGTAATGTATCTAAGTCATCCTCGTCTTTTCCAACAATGACTTCTGTTACTATATTATTTTCGTTTATAAATGCGTAATGTGCCATATCTATCTCCTATTATACACAACTTTTATAATCTTGTTATTAATTAAATCTTTCATATTATCCTAACTAAAACTAATTGTACCTGTTCCTGCTGTGAAAGTTGTAATCTTATCTGAACCACTTGTAGTTGTTGTACCAGTTAAACCAGCTCCTATTGTTACTGTAAAAGCATTTGAGTATCTTAATATAACTATTCCAGAACCACCATTAGCTTTAGTAGTTGCATCAGTTTTACCACCACCAGCTCCTCCACCTGTATTAGCTGTTCCATTAGTTGCATAACTAGGGGATGTTCCTGCTTCTTGACCAGTTCCACCTCCACCAGAACCGCCTGTTCCTGGAGTACCAGAGCCATCAGATTTACCACCTGCCCAACCTCCACCACCACCTGCATAATATGTTGCAGAACCAGAAATAGAGGATTGAACACCAACACCACCATTTCCTCCATTACCACTTGAGGCATTACTACCAACTGCTCCTGCTCCACCACCACCTCCACCACCTCTATTTACACTTAAAGATGCTGAATTACCCCAACCGTGACCACCAGCATAACCTTGATTAGTTGTTCCTGCTCCACCAGCAGGGAATGAATTATAATCTTGTCCACCTCCACCACCAGAACCACCAGAACTACCTGCTTGTTGATATTCTCCACCTTTACCGCCACCAATAGATGTAATTTGTGATACTACAGAGTTACTACCATTAGCTCCACCTGTACCACCAGCACCTATTGTTACTGTGTAATTAGTAGAAGGTATAAAACCTATTTTATCTAAAGCACTATCTCCTCCACCAGAACTTTCAGAATTATAAGAATTTAATAAACCACCTGCTCCACCGCCACCATAATTATCGCTACCACCACCACCTGCGACAACTAAGAAATCTACTGCAAGTGAGGCTGCTGAACCTAAATTATCCCAAGCTGAACCATTGTAAACTTGTATTTTGCTGTCAGTAGTATTGTAAATCATATCTCCAGTAGCAGAAGTTAAAGCATCTCTTTGTGCAGTAGTATAAGACTTTAAGTTAAGTGCATTATCTATAGCTACATTGTTTTGGTCATTTGTTGAAATCTTATTTGTTTTTAATTCACTCATATTATCCTAACTAAAAGTAATGTTACCTGTTCCTGCTGTGAAAACTATATAACTATCTGTACCATCTGTTTGAACTCCACCATCTGTAAGACCTGTTCTTGTTGCACCTATAGTACCTTCGTTTGTAGCCCATCTAAGTATGACTACACCAGAACCACCATTTCCACCACTATAACTTCCACTATTGTTTTGACCAGCACCACCACCACCTCCACCAGTATTAACTGTGCCAGAAGTAGCATTTCCATTTTTATTAGCAGCACCTCCTCCACCAGTACCACCAGAAGCCCAAACATTAGCACCAGAACCTCCACCACCACCACCTCTAGTAACAGAAGAACCTGTAATAGAAGATGGTAAACCATTACCACCAGTACCACCAGTATTAACTGAACCATTTGAACCATTCCCAGATGCACCACCTCCACCACCACAACCATCAGCAGCTACTGTACCACCATCTCCACCTTGATTTGTAGTACCTAAACCTACTGTACCATTTCCTTCAGAAGCAGCACCACCAGAACCTCCATTTATTCCTGCTGTCCAACCACCTGTTTGCAAACCACCACCAGCACCACCACCATCTGAAGTAATGTTCCATAAACTACTATCAGTTCCATTTCTACCAGTTCCATTTACAGTATATGTTCCAGTACCACCTGCACCTATAGTTACTGTATAAGAAGTATTTTTTGTTAAATTTACAACAGTTTCAGTTCCAGAACTATCTCCAGAATTTTCAGAAGCATAAGAGTTACGATAGCCACCAGCACCTCCACCACCACCATAGTTATTAGCAGCAGGTCCAGTAGCACCTCCAGCACCACCACCTGCAATAATTAAATATTCAATAGGAACACTAAAAGTAGATGGACTAGATGAAGTCCAAGCAGTTCCATTATAAAAATCTATAGTTCCATCATCAGAATTATATATCATATCTCCAGCAACTGATGTAAGTGCATCTCTTTGTGCTGTGGTGTATGACTTTAAATTTAAAGCATCATCAATAGAAACATTATTACCAGAATATTTACCTATAGAGTTTGTTTCTAGTGTACTCATTATAAATCATTCCAACTTGTTCCATTATAGAATTGTACTTTGCTGTCTGTGGTGTTGTATATCACATCTCCAGCAGCACTTGTTAATAAATCTCTATCTGTAGTTGTATAAGACTTTAAATTTAAAGGCACTTGCATAGCAACATTGTTGCCTGAACTTGTGCTTATGGTGTTTACTTTTACATTAGCCATTAGATAACCACCATTGTACCATTATTTGTTACAGTACCTGTGATGGTTATTGGTCCAGCTAATACAGCTCCTTCGTTAGTAGCTACAGTAAAAGTAGCAGCTTGTGTTTGATGATGTCTAAAGATACCACCATTAGTTGTAAGAGCAATACCACCTGTATTCCAAGTAGCCATATCTGTATTGTCTAAGTCGTAATCTAGCCCATTGTTTAAACCATCAGTAAGTGTTAAATCGCTATCACTATCTACTAATGATGTAGCAGAACCAACTGAACCTGGTTCAAAATCTCCAGAGGTTGAATTGTAAACTAATACTTGTCCATTTGTAACACCTGTTGTATTAACATCTGTTAAATCATTTATAGAACTTGAAGTAGTTAATACAGTTGCATCTATAGCTATAGTTAAACTACCACCAGCATCATCATAAGTAGCAGTAATACCTGTACCACCAGCTACTAAACCTCCAACATAATCTTCAACTTGTTCTTGTGTAAGTTGTGTATCTGTTGCAGCAATAGTTAATGTTCCAGCAGTATCATCATAAGTTACTGTAATGTTAGAACCTGCTGTTACTAAACCAGCTACATAATCCTCTACTTGTTCTTGTGATAATTGAGTATCTGTAGATGCAATAGTAAGAGTACCTGCTCCATCATCATAAGTTAAAGAAACATTAGAACCAGCAACTAATAAACCTGCCACATAATCTTCTACTTCTTCTTGGGTAAGCTGTGTATTTGTATCAGTAGAAGCAATAGTTATAGAACCATCTGCATTTGTAATAGTTACATTAGTTCCAGCAGTAAGAGTGTTGTTATCCCATAAACTTGTTGTGGCATCATAAATTAAAATATGACCTGCTGCTGGTGTAACTACATTAGTATCATTTAATTCTGCAATAGTATCTTCACTAGCAACTTGTGCATCTACATAAGTTTTAATTGCTTTAGCAGAAGCAAGTGTATCATCTGAAGCACTAACACTTGTAAGGTCTGTGTCTAATACTCCAGACTTTAAGTTATCTACTTCCAAGTTAGATACAGTATTATTATCTGCATCTATTGTTTTATTAGTTAAAGTTTGTGAACCAGAATTAGTTGTAACTGTGCTATCTATATCTACAGTTACAGTTCCAGCACCATCTGCTGTTGTATCAATACCAGTACCACCTGCAATAGTAAGTGTTTCACTATCTAAGTCAATGCTATCTGTACCTGTATCTGCTACTAAATCTAAATCTTGTGCTGTAACCTGTGCATCTACATAAGTCTTTACTGCTTTTGCAGAAGGTAATGTGTCATCTGTTGCAGATACTGTAGTTAAATCTGTATCTAATACACCAGATTTTAAATTATCTACTTCAATGTTAGATACTGTGTTGTTATCAACATCAATAGTTTTATTTGTTAATGTTTGAGTTCCTGAATTAGTTGTTACTGTACTGTCTATATCAATAGATACTTGATTACCAGAACCAGTAGTATCTATACCTGTACCACCAGCTATGGTTAATGTTTCACTATCTAAATCTATTGATAAAGCACCACCTGTGTCAGCTTGAAAATCTAAATCTTGTGCAGTAACTTGACTATCTACATACGCTTTAATTGATTGTTGTGTAGCAAGATGTGTTGCACTATCACTAGCCATATCATCTTCATCTTTAACAACACCTGTAGTTACAACTGCTGTTCCACCTTCATTAATTATTTTATCTATTCTGTCATGGATGTCATCAAAATGTTGTGCTTGTGCTACTTGTCTAATCTTTGCACCAGCAGAGTGTGTTCTAAGTCCACCTCCACCAGTATCAATATTTCTTACAACAGTTAATGTTGTTCCAGATATGTTTGTTACCTTTACATATTCTCTTTGA